CGCCATTTTCGGTGTAGCGTTCAAATACCCCGCGGCGTTCGGCGGCGGTTTTGAGTGAATGGCAGGGTGCACACAATGAGGCGAACAAATTCCGCCTGAACGATTCGCCCCCAATTACTGACCACGGGAATACATGGTCAACATGGGCGGCTGATGTAATGCGTCCGCCCATTTTGCACCGTTCACACAATGGGGCGCGGGACAATTGCGCCGCCCTTATATGTGACCACGCCGCCGTTTTATATGGGGCATTGTGTGCCATTCGTTCGGCGGATAGCTTCACTCTGCCCCCGTGTGCCTCACAATGCGCCGAACCCTGCACCCGTTCGGACTTACACGCTAGCGTTGAGCACTTCGTGATTTTCGGGACTGAGGGCATACTGTATAAACTCCCATTAGGGTTTGTCCTAGGTTGACTTTTCTCAACTATGCGTTACATTAGGTGCACGGGTGGCGCGGTGTTACCCGTTATCGAAAGGCAAAAAATGCAAAAAGCAAAACTTTACGAATTGGGCGAAAAACTCTGTTTCGCGGGGCTGAACCTCATTATTGCGGGTTCGTTGATTGTATGCGCGCTAGCGTATTTCGATGTATTGACCAAATAAGGGGCGAACAATGGATAAATTCACATTAGGCGCAATTGCCATTTTTATGGCATTCGTGGCGGTGGCGGGTTTTGCCACTGGCGTGGTTTTTGAAGTGGCGTTGACCGCCATTCTCATAATGCTAATTGCGGGAATCATTCTCACAATGGCGTCAGACTTTTAAGGGGCACACAATGAAAACCTCCGAACAATTCGCCCTGAATGAATGGCTTTCGGACTATCCCGAAAACATGGAATACGCCGAAATTCTCGATTTAATGTGGCCTGATGAGGTGACGGGCGAAGATAAATGGTCACACGAACTCATCACGCCGTGGTATGTAGTTGAGCACTTCACGCTGGGGCAGGTTGCAGAATTTATCGAAAACACACGCGCCCATTTTGCGCGGGTAACTGGGGAGAAATGAACATGAAAAACGCATTCACCGAATGGATGATTGACCAATACGAACACAATCAACTGGCAGATATAGCAAACCACGGATGCACTGGCGGGGTTTCGGGGCTGATTTACTACACCGAAACAACGGCACTCTACAAACGGTTCAGCGAAGAATTGCACGAAATTGTGGCGGATTATCACGATGCAACGGGACTTTATCCGTCTTATGTAACGGATGAACTAGGGGACTTCACACGGTTCGCGAATGCCGTGGTGTGGTTTGCGGCTGAATGGGTGGCGCATGAGGCCACTCAGGGCGAATACATTGAAGAAACCGAAGATTATGACGAATTCGGCGTAAACCTGAAAAACACATTCAACACGGAGGTGACCAAATGAATGCGAAAAACCGATTAGCACTCTACCGCAAACGCGCCGCCGAAGCTAAAAACCCACATTTTGCGAACTGGCGCGTGTGCCGATACGGGACGATGCGCGGTTACCGCAAAACTGAGGCGCAATTCACGCATTCGGACGGGCTAATTTATGCCGATAGTTTTGAGGTTATCGGGCAAAAAATGGCTGATTCTCACGAAATTATCAGACTGAGGCACACGGGCTATTATGCTGATTTATTGCAATATGGCGTGATTCGTGGCGCGGTGGTGTTGCTCAAAACCTCAAAAGGCGCGTTTTACATTCCCGCCACTTACTGCACCGAATGGGACGGCGTGACCCTTTACATGAAAAACGCCGAAGTGGTTGAAAAGGGGCTAAGTGAAGATTGTCACGAAGGCGCAAAAGTCAGAATGGCATACATTGCAGACAGTATCGCGGAGCGTGAGGCAGAACGGGCGCGTGATGATGATGAAAAGTATCGCGCCGAAGAAAAGGTGCAGGAATTGCGCGAAGAAATTGTGCAAACCCGCGCCACGGTGCGCGAACTCATCACGGAAATAAAAAGCCACGGGGCGTTCACGCCTGCAATTTGCGCCACCCTCCGCAAAACGGTGCGCGAAGAATTGGAGCGCGTTCGGAACTTACGGGCAGGGGTTGAAGAACTCACAAACCGCCCGTGGATGATCCACGAATGGAGGGGCTGAAATGTATCTGACGGATGCAACAAACGAACAAATTAAGTCCGAAGCCGCGAAAAGGGGCTACACATTCACGGACGCGGATTGTGACGAACTAAAAAACGGTTCATTTGAGGGCGAAACCCTCCGCGAATCAATTGAAGATTATCTAAACGCATACGAAAGGTGAAAAATGAATTACATCGAAACCCAGCTATTTAAGGCAATTCCCCTGCCCCTCACGGGCGACAAAAACGGCGTGATTCGCTTAAAAATACAAACTGAGCACGGCGCGTCCAATTGGTTAAATGTGACGCCCCGCCAAATGATGCAAATTGAACAAATTCTCAACACGGAGGCCAAAAATGGGTAAACAATTCCACGATGTAAACGGTCAATACGGCGCACCAATGGGCCGCGCCTCATTTGGGACGCCTGAGAATGCGGAGGGCAAAATCCGCGTTTTTCGGGTTAATCTCGATTCGGGTGGATATGATGACGGCGGCGCATATTGGGGGCACGGCGGGGCGTTGTTTTGCGCCACGGACGGGGCAGACTATCGACAATTCACCCGCGCAAACGGCAGACTGTCCGCCATTGCTGAATTCGGGATTGACCGCGCACAATTGGCGCGCCCGCCGTTGCGTGAGTTTGCAATTTGGCGGGCACTGGCAGGCGAAAATCTGGCACACCTGAACGATAAAGGGCGTCCGGTGTTTTTGCGTTTGTGTGAACTAGGTTTTTAAGGGGGTCACATGGTCACATTAAAAATTGGCAATGTAGGCGCACTTACAAACGGTGTTGAGGGTTTGTGGCGCATTCTGACAATTGACGGCGAAACCCTCACCGTGCAAGAAATAGCAAACGGGCGCAAAATCTCCACATTTGCGGAAAATTTTTGGCCTCTGCTCGATTCGTTTTAATCAATCCAAAAATGCCCCGTTAATTCGGGGTTTTTTTGAATTGGCTAAGTGAGTGAGTGCTTACTATCAAACCGAATTTGCGGCCTTTTAAGCGTTGAATTGTCTCAACTGGGTGCATGGTATCAACCCTAAAAATTAGCCCCATTCCTGCCCATTGTGGCGCGAAATAGGGGTGAGTTTGCGGGGTGTGGTTTTTGCTTAAGCGGGCGGTTTTGAGTTCGCTAAGTAAGTAAGCGCTCACTGGGGCGGTTTGCTAAGTTAGTAAGCACTTACTGGGGCGGTTCATTTTGTAACACTTTCGGGTTACATTGATAGGGCTAAAAAATGGCCTATACCCACCACCCAGGGTTTTTGAAAAAAAATTTCAAAGCCAAAATCCTAGCCAGATTTTTTTCTTGACTCGATCACCAGAAAAACCTTTTCGTCTTTCTGTTCGCCTTTGTATCCGTTGGCGTAAGCAGCCCTAGCCACGGCTAGAGCCTTCGCTTTAGTATCAAATGGGCCTTTGCTGCCCCAATACCATTTGCCTTTGACATTACGCAGTGGCATGGATTACTTCAAAAAGCGCAGCTTGTACAGGGTGGAGTTGATGAGGTTGGCAATGTTGTCCACCTCGTTTTGCAGCTCTGAGTCTTGCGGGAATCCGGGTGCTCTACGCAGCTTTTCCACCTCGTCTTTGAGGTAGTTCAGGTATGGGATTGGCTCGGGCGGGAGTTGGTAGTCGGCCTTGTAGTCTGTCAACAGGCCATACTTGCCTTGGAACGCCTCAACAAAGCTGTCAACAAGGTCGCCTATTTCTTCGTAAAAATTTTGAAGCGCTTTGTGCACCGAGTAGCTGGTGGTGGACAAATGCAGAATGTGAGCATTGGTCACGCTATGCAACAGGCACATCACCATGTCCATTACGGGGTCTGGTCCCTTGTGCTGGGCTTCAATGCTGGCTTTGTATTTCATGTAAATTTCCTCGTAATTGAAAGTTGTTGGTGGATGGAATTGAACCATCGCCTCCAACCCGACCAAAGTCGAGCAGTTGCCCTACCAAACGCGCTCACCAACACGACTGAGGACTGACGACCCTTACGGGGCCAATTCGTTTCGATTGCTCGTGGACAATCCCCATGCGTGTTAATGCTCAATGCTATTCCAAATGTCCTCGTATTCCTGAACAAACGGGATTGGCACTTCGCTAGGCCACATCCCAAGCATGACCAATTTTCTCACGGTTCGGTAATGTGCGACAACCCACAGCTTCTTTCGCTGTTCTTTGGTCAGCATCCTGCCTTGGTCTAGCTCTGAATGGCAAGTGTAGCAAAGGGCTGCGGTGTATTCATCAGAAGCCTTTAAAGAACGGGCCTTACCACCACCCCAATTAGTGTGAGCCGCCACCACGGTTCCATCATCCATACTGCAATTTTGACAAGGCAAAGAAGCAACATTTTTTAAATGCTTTTTGCTCCTGAAATAATCAAATTTTTTTATTTGCAAGGCTGTTTCTCCTGTTGTTTTGTTGTTCTTTTTGAGTTGCCCATCTGCAATTTTCTTTTGAATAATCGCCGTTTACATCAATCCTATCTATTGACATACCGTTTTCTGGCTGACCCATATCATTAAAAAAATTCTGAAAATCATGCCATTCATCAGATACTTTAATTCCCCTTCCACCCCAAAGATGAAATTTTTTATATTGAGGGTTGTAACAACGATTTTTCATGTTTGTCCAAACTTTGTATGCCTTGGTATTGGTCAAGCCATGAGTTCTCTTAGATTTTCCTTTTGCCGCAGCAACATCAATAAAAAGACATCCGCAACTTTGCGTATCTCCACTTTTTAAAGATGAGCCAGTGACAACAACATTATTTCCGCAATCACACAAACAATTCCACTTAATGTTCCCACTTGCGTTTTTTTGGTTGGTTTTTTCTAAAGCCAACAAACGACCAAATCTTTGACCCGTTCTATCTACAAACTTACCCATGATTCCTCCTTTTTGAAAGATCATAAGATACGATGAACTTTTAGTCAAGTCATGTTATGTGCGTCACATTTTTACCGTGACTCCTAAGTTTGTTGCGGGTCTTTTCGATCATGGTTTCATAGACCGATCTAGATACGCTCGAGCGTTGAAGGTCGTGATACTCGATCACATCTTTGATGGCCTGAATACCTACGCCACTCAACCCTATGCGTTTGATCTTTTCGTAGCGCTTGGCTGCGTCATACAGGGCTTGCTGTGCCACTTCACAATGAGGCAATACCTCTGGTCCTATTCCGTTCAATCCCATAGTCTCGGCTATGTTCATGCAGTCAACCAAAATCTGCCAGTGCGTCACAGTCCCTTCGCCACGCACAATCGAGTCTATGGCGTTTAGTTCGCCAAGGCGCAGCTTGTTCAGGCTCTGCTCATCAGTGATCGCAGCGCCAGCTATGGCATGAGCAATCGGGTCAATCTTTGTTGACCAAATCTTTCTACGACACTTTTTTCGCATCACCGAACACCTTTTTGCAATCTAGCTTTTTTTTCCATGCTTGGTAATTTTTGTCTGTTTGTTCAGGGTTTGATCTGCCGCTTTTCTTTCTGATTTCAGGCTTCTTTGGTGGCTCAAAGCTATGCCACGGCGCATTTGGGGCAAGAACTGTTTTCACAAAGGCGCATCCTCTTCATTGGCTGGGTTGTATTTTGGCAACCGATAGTCATTTGGGATTGGCTGTAACGGGAAGGGCCATGTCATGTCTTGTCCTTTCTTGTGGGTTGAGCTAACTATACCACAGCTATTTCATGTCACGCACAAAAGCAGCAAATGATTGGGCAGTGTCTCCAAAAGGCAACTGCTCAATCTTCTGCGCCACCTCTTCCAAAGTCTGCTCACGAATGCGCTTTTCCAGCAATCTCTGCTTGAGTTCAGCCGACTCGATCGCCGCTTCGATTTCACGCTTTCTCCAGTTCATTCCGGTTCCTTTATGTCAATTCCATTTTGTGCAGACCAAGCAAGCAACCACTCGATGAAGTCTGCGCCCTCTGCTTTGGTAAATTTCCTGCTCTGCAAGCCTAACTGAATAACATCACCGCCATCCAAAGAAACCACCAAATCACCACGGCCTCTTCCAGTATCTTTAGCCCACTGGTCGATGAGCAATCGTTTCCAACTTTCCGTGTCCCATTTAGCGCCAGCGTGTTCTGCCTGTTTCGCAATCTGACCAATGATGGCGTGGTATTTCTTATTCTGTGGGTCGCTGCGGTTCTCTTCACTGATTTCAAGAATCACCTTCTTTCCGCCATCAAGGGAATGTTTTATCTTTTCCCAAACCGCCAACATGACGGTGTGGGCTTGTGTCTTTTCGTATAGTTTGTATTTCATTCAAGATTGTCAGCAACGAGTGTTGAATAACCAGCGATGTCATGCCAGTGATCGTGGTGGTCAGGGTTGCCGTTCAAGATGCGGGCGATCTTGTGAGCAATCATCTCCAGCGCCTCGATCTGGTCAAAGGCTAGGTGCTCTAAGCCATGTTCGCGCATCACGAGCTTTAACTTCTGACTGATGACTGCGTGAGTATCGAAATTGCCATGAGTCTTTTGGCGTTGTTTCAATGTGTTTTTTACTGTCATGTTATCTCCACGATTAACTTTGCGGTTTTGCGAGTGCCAACCTCTCGGCTGACGGTGATAGGGTGAAACAGTTTGTCGTTCACCATCAAAGCATCAGACAAACCATCTAGCGCAGCTTTTGATGCGGCTAGGCAGTTGTCCAAGTCTCTGAATCTTTTGTCAGGCATCACAAAGGTCAGCGTCAAGTGAATGTCATTGCCATCGTGCGACCAGTTTTTGATTTGATGTTTTGCCAACCAAGTGGATGACTCGCGGTAGTCACTGCGTACTTGGTAAAGTTTTCCCCAATGCGTACCTTTGGCTCGATTTGGGAAAAGCTCTGAGGGCGGGAAGTCAAGTTCTATTTTCATGGCGCTTCTTTTTCAAGAGGCACATCACGCCATTCGCCAGAAACAATCACGCGCCCTGCCGCATCTAGAGACTGCGCGTATGGCCAACTGCTATCTGTTTCCCACCATTGCTGAAGGACACGCACTGTTCTTCCCGCTCCATCTGTTGCAGGTACAGCGATTACACGCTCAACAAAGCGCAGCTTTGGTGTTGGTTTCATTTTGCTTCCTCATGCGTTGCCTCAAATCCAAAGTAGCGGACTCGCCTCTGATTTTCTGCAAGTCCAACAATACGCCTGTCCACCATGCTGCTGCTGCGCTTGAGCCATGTGTCGATGCTTTCTGCTTGTACCTGCGTATCCACTCTCTTGCCTCGCACTCTTTCATGTGCTCGATCATCTCGGGTGTGATCGGGTTTACATAGTGCAAGGGTCTTTGCAATGGCGGACCATACAGTCTCGCGGCTTGTTTTTGTTTTCTTGCCATTCGTCATACCTTTAATCCCTTGGTCAGTTCGGATATTTTTGCTTTAAGGTTTTCAGGGATGGGGACAGCCTTTTGTCGGTCTTTCTCGATTTTGAGCAAAGCAGGGTCGGGCTGGTTGGTCGAAGGGACTGTTACACGGGCTATGTCGGCAGGATTGACCCGTATGGCTTGCCCAACCATCCAATCGGCCTTAAAGCCTACCCAGCCACGCTCACAGCAGGTTGACATGACCTGCTCGAGCGACATCTTGGCTTTGCTGGCTTCCCGCATCAATCCCTCAAGGGCCGTGTTGGTCAATGGGGCTTTCTTGGTTTTGCGTAGGGCGACAAAATCTTTCCAAACAGATTCAGATACGCCGACAGGCGTTGCAACGACAGTTGCTTTATTATGGTTCTTGGTTATTGGTTCTTGGTTCTTGGTTGCTATTGGGGTCGCATTAGGGGGGCTATCCCCACCCTTTTGCCACCTTTTAGCCGCCCCACGCTTACCATCATCAGATAGCTTACGATACTTTGCAATTTCCTCATCGGCTCTAGTATGAATGTATCCATTTTCTGTTGAAATGAAGAACTCATCAAGGACCGTCAAAACCTCTTGTTCGTAGTCTCTAAGGCCAATTTGACGGGCAATATCACGCTGCCGGATGGGTGTTTCGTGAAGGTAGTAGTGGTCCAACAAGCGGCGAAAAGCCAAATCTTCCATCGGTGAAAGATGGTGCGTGTGACTTTTGTAGTCACCAATGTGGAACTGGTAAAAGTGCATTAAGCTCTCCGCAAACTCCCTGAAAGAAACAAGCGGCAGGAGGGGAGTTCTCTTTTCGGTAAGGGGAGCTACCCCAAACCTAGCCGTGTTTCAAAAAATTATACCTGTTTCACAAAGATGCCATCAGCACCCAAGTAACCCTTGCGGTCTTTGATCTCGTTGTAGGCCCCTGCTAGGCACTCCACAAGGTCCAAATCAGCGCAGGCGCAGCCCATAATCAAAGTGACCAAAATATCGCCGTATGCGTCTTTCATGGCCTCTCTGTCGCCAGCATAAATGGCATCGTGAAGTTCTTTGACCTCTTCGGTGGTCTTGATGGCTTGAGCTGCTGGAGTGCTGTTTTGCACAATCTGTCTTTGTTCGCCCCAACGCACAACGGACATTTCTAACTCTGCGTAACTCATTTTTTATCCCGGACAAACCACTCTGGTTTGATAAAGCGAAGTTGATACACACGGCCCACAGGCACATCGTCACCCCAATGGGAGACTGCACCCTTTGTGATGCCAAGAATTTTGGCAAGTTTGATCGCACTGCCAGCGAGTTTGATGGCGTCTTGTTTTTTCATGCGCTGGATTATAGTTGATTCCTCTAAACTGTATAGACCCCTCAACTTAGTCGGGATTACTTTACTCGACT